GAAGATGACGAATATGACTATGCTTTTGAGAATGGGTGGATTCCTTTATCTTGGTATTATACAGAATTAAAAAACTTAACTTGGATAAATGCTAGAAACACAAGATTAGTTTTAGATAAAATAAACTTCAGCAAAAAACAAAAATACATTCTTCGTAAAAAAGATATTAAAGTTAGAGTACTAAATGATTTTGATTATGATTTATTGTCTACAATATATAAAAGATATGTTAAGTATAGAAATTTTTATGAAGAAGGTTTTGAAAATGATAGTGAAGTATTTGAAAAGAAAGATTATATAGATTGGAAATATTTTATTTACTACCATGAAGATACACCTGTTGCTTTTACAGAGTTTAAAGTTTTTGATAACAAGCACGTGTTATCGGGACAGTTTGCATGGGATTATGAAAATCCAAAATTAGGATTAGGTACATACGCAACACTATATGAGATTGATTGGTCTATTAAAAACAAATGTAAAAATTATTATTTGTCTTACGGGTATGAAACAACCAGTAAATACAAATCTAAATATGATGGGTTTGAATTTTGGAATGGTAGAGAATGGTTAAACAATAGAGCTATGTATAATAAATTATGTGATAATGATTCTAATATAGAATCTATAAAAGATTTAAATAAATATCAAAGAGAATATTTTATGTCTTAAAAGAACAAAGCTAGGCATAAGCCTAGCCCATTCTTCAAATAATTATTTCGTTATGATCTTATGAACACTTGGAAATGAATTATTTTTGCTGTAAAAATCTAGCGCCCACTGCCAGTCGTCTTTATATTCTGCTCTGCAGTAGTCCTCTAATGAGTCTCCGTTTGTTTCTTCTTTATTAAAAAAGTTTAACCACTTATTAACAAATAAGTTTGTTACGGAGAAAGTTCTTGGGTATGCCATAGTTTCTCCTTTGTTGATATCTCAGCCAAGGCTCTCCAATAGTCCTTGTCTTTGACTGGGAGTCTATCAAACTTAAACTTAGAAGTCAAGGATTTATTGCTGAACAACAGGTATAACTTTTTTGCAAACCTATCATATTTAGTTGTGTGTGGATAATTAAATTTATTTTTCATGTGTCTCCAAAAGAAAAGGGCTAATCCTAAGACCAGCCCTTTGTACGGTTGTGGAAGTGGTTCCCCAAACTGTTTCTAAATATTGCATCTAGAAGAAGTAAGGTTCTTTGTGCCCCCCTGTCTCCGTTGTTAGTGTTATTATACCAAATGATATAAGATTTGTCAAGAGGTAAATGCCTCACTCCAATCTCCTTGAACTGCTCCCTTTGCGTACTCAGTCGCTCTAGTCTCAAAGAAGTTTTCGTGTGCCTGTCCATTGACAATATAATCCACCCACTCAAGCGGATTGTTTTTAACTCCGTAGTTAGGTTTTAAACCTAGCTGGAGTAATCTTCTGTCTGCCATGTAGTGTATATAGTTCTTTACTTCTTGTGGTGTAAGTCCTTGAACTGGTCCTTGTGCGAACGCCAGGTCTATAAACTTTTCTTCAAGAGTTACCATATCCCTACATATATCGTAGAGTGATTTCTTAAATTTATCATTCCATATGTGAGGTTTCTCATCTAATACAGTATGTAATAACTTAATCATATTTTCCACATGATGATTCTCATCACGTATAGACCATGCAACTATCTGCCCCATGCCTTTCATCTTACCAAATCTTTGGAAGTTTAGTAGCATAATAAATGAACCAAACAACTGCAAGCCTTCACCAAATGCAGAGAACACAGCCATATCTCTTATGATCTTTTGTTCTTCCGTGCCCCCTTTACTTTCCCAAAGATAGTTATGTTTGTCAGCCATCTCTTTATATTCTTGGAAAGCTTTATACTCTCTATCATCCATACCTATTGTATCATTTAATAAAGAGTAGCTGTGTGCATGGTTAGCCTCCGATGTAGCTATAGCGGATAACATCATGCGCACCTCTGGTTTTTTAAACATGGGTATATACACATCCATATAGGCTTGTGCAATATCTACATCACCTTGTGTAAAAAATGTTAGAATCTGTTTCACTAGATTCTTTTCTGCATCATTCATCTTAGAGTTCCAATCGTTTACATCTTCATGTAATGGAACTTCACTTGGTAACCAATGCATCTTTTGTTGATCATCATAGGCTTTAAACGCCCACGGATATTCAAATGGTTTATAATATTCTCTTCCTTCAAATACTGACATCTCTCCCCTTTCTATGCCTCACAAGCTGCGCAAGCAGTTTCATCTGTATCAAAGTCTTGTCTTATTGTTCTTTCTATTTTACTAGATAAGTTCTCTACCTTTTTAAGTGCTTGACTTCTCATGTAATATAGAGTTTTAACTTTACTTTTCCATGCTCTCAGATGTATACCATGTAATGTTTTAGTATCTACATCTGGTGGTAAAAATAAATTTAAACTTTGTGATTGACAAATATACTTTTGTCTATCAGCTGCTAAGTCTACTAGCCACCTTTGGTTCATCTCAATTGCAGTTTTAAATACTTCTTTATCTGCTTCAGATAAGAAAGATAAGTGTTGCACACTACCACCATTAGTTACAATAGATTTCCATACTTCTTTATTGTTTCTATCATACTTCAATAGTGTCTTCTCTAAGTATTTATTCTTCATTAAGAATGTACCACTCAAAGTCTTTTGAGAAAAAGCGTTTGCTCTTAGTGGTTCTATAGATGGAGAAGTTCCCCCACAGATTACTGATGAAGAAGCATTAGGAGCAATGGCGATGACATGAGAATGTCTTAGTCCTGTACCTTCCATATCTGCGGGTGAACCCCTCTCTGCCCCTAGCTTCTTGTTAGCAGCTTGAGCCTCTTTGTGTATATGTTTAAAGATATATTCGTTTATAGATTTAGACATAGGACTGTCCATAGATATAGCTCTCTTCTGAAAGTAGCTATGTAATCCCATTGATCCTAAACCTATTGCTCTTTCACAACGTGCAGAATTAACAGCTCGCCACATATAGTCGGGAGCTTTCTCAATAAAATGTTCTAACACATTGTCTAACATACGCACTAAATCTTCTATAAATTGTGGGTTGTCTTTCCACTCATCAAAATATTCTAAGTTAACAGAAGATAAACAACATACAGCAGTTCTATCTTTTGCTGTAGGTAATGTAATCTCTGAACATAGATTAGAATGATTAAACTTTAAACCTAATTTCTTTTGTGATTCGGGTAGCGCTTCGTTTACTGTATCAATAAAACTTATGTATGGTTCACCTGTAGCTATTCTAGTTTCAAGTAATTTAATCCATAAAGTTCTAGCATCTGTTGTATTAATAACTTGTTTAGTATGGGGATCAATTAAATCCCACGAATCTCCTGCTACTACCGCTTCCATAAATTTATCTGATACATTTACACCATGATGTAAGTTAAGATTCTTTCTATGTATATCTCCACCTGTTGGTTTTCTCATCTCAATAAATTCTATAATCTCTGGGTGGGATATATCCATGTAAGAAGCATAGCTTCCTCTTCTAGTTGCGCCTTGATGAAACGCAGTCATCTGTGAATCAACCACGTGCATAAAAGGAATGACACCTGTAGTTTTATTTCCAATACTTGTAGCCATACCTTGTGATCTTACATCACCCCAGTAACCTCCTATGCCACCACCCATACTCGACAACCAAATGTTTTCAGTATAGTGATCTGCTAATCCTTCTCTAGAATCATCTACATAATTTAAGAAACAAGATATAGGTAAACCACGTGTAGTACCACCATTAGATAACACAGGAGTAGAAAACATAAACCACAACTTACTAGCATAATCATACAATCTTTGCGCATGTGCTTGATCATCTGCAAATGTTTTGGCAGCTCTAACAAAGGCATCTTGAGGGCTGGCTTCTGTTGGTAGTAAGTATCTATCTTTTAATATTGTCTTTCCCGATTCGGTTAGGTATTCATCACGTGAGTATTCTATATTTATTTTCATTTGTATCCTTTCATATTGTCCTGTAGAGAGCGCGAGTTTTTGATTGTATCATAACTTCATTGGGAACACAAGACCGTCTTTAACTTGAATGTATCCAGCCTCTTCCATAGCTTTAACTGTCTGTTCTGATTCTCCTGGTGCGAGAGTTCTTCGGAGTAATTCGCGCTTAAAATGTCGAAGACTTACAAAGTTTCTCTCTGTATTCAGCATAGTTTCTTTAGTCCAAACAGCCATATCTTGTGCTAGTTTACCCGCCCTAGCCATACCAAAGCCTGCCAACGCCTTAGGCATATTCTCTTCTACTTCAAACATTAAATCTTTAGTCCTCTGCCATTGATCCCAAGTAATAACTTTATCTTTAGAACTACTTGCAGATACAGCTAGAGCAACTTTAATAAAATGAGATACTCTACGTTGTGTATACTCAGCTAGGTTTGCATCAGTTGGTATTGGTTTCAATCCAGATTCTATGTCTTGATTTATTTTATCAAATGCTCTATCATCAAATCGCATAGGACCATACATCTTAGCTATCTCTGATAAATCATTTCTTAGATTATGTATTGTAGAATCTTCTACTCTATCTTGTAATAAAGACTGTGGTATCTTTTCGCCATCATAAAATACAGGAATGATTCTAGATAACAAGCCTTGTGATCTAGCATCCTCTGGTAAATTATCTACGAACTGCTCTGGTGTAGCACATGCGATCCAATTTAAACAAGGACCTTTAATAATGTGCTCACCAGCAGTCTTGGTTTTATGTGAGTATTCTTCTTTACTATCCCACATATCGGTCAAGAACATTTGTAAATATCTTTCGTGCCTTGATAAGAAAGTACCAAGTTCAGATGTTACTAACGTAAGTGACCCATCATAAAACTCATCACCGATTGTAGATAAGCGCATGTCAAACCTTGAAGCCTTCGACATATCTACTGCTAATTTTTCTGGAGTTATTCTATCTTGAATGAGATACAAAGGAAACTCTTTTAAACCATACTCTGTCAAACCAGAATTAAAATTTTCGTGATCTGGTGTTGTGCCTACAGGTGTAGTTAACTTACGAAATACTTTACTAAATGGTAGAATCAAACTAACTGATTTGTTTCTTCCTGGACCTGCAACTAGCACAACGAATATATTAGAACGTATATCGTAGTTTGCCATTGGCATCCACACTCTTCTACCTAACGCACCAGATACGGAGGACAAGGCTGCCCACGTTCTAAACAGTTTAGGTATAGGACTATTGTCAGTAGCCGCTACGCATGCATCTATATAATCTTTATATATTCGTGTCATTGTGCCCCCCTTTCCATGTCTTTAAATTTTTCCAAGAGTTACCCACCTCAACAGAAGAAGGTATAACTAATTGTCTATCGTAAACAGTCATAGGATTAGTCATACAATTAATAATCTTAGGCATTAACTCATCTACTTTTTCCGTAGGAACTTGACCTAATATAGCATCATGTACTTGTCCTAATACTTGAACACCCTCATCTCTAAGTTCGTTCCATACTCTGTACAATCCTACATTTAAAAGATCTCCTATAGTAGACTGTGGAACATAAGCAATAGCACCACGCAATGTGGTAGCATCATTTAATCTACCCCAGAACTGTCTTCTTCTACCCAGTGGTGTAGTTAGTGTTCCAGTATTTGATAGCTCATTTGCTATACTGTCATGCCATTTCCTGATTCCAGGGAACGCTCCTGAAACATCTAGATATTTAATCTTATCACCATATACTTTACCATATGCTAGAAGCTCATCAAAACCAGCTTTAGGATCTTGTTTATGCCACCTATTAACTGATTCTAAGGCTACTACACCACCATAATATAGCAGTTGAAACCTTGTAGCATGTGCTACTTTAATCTTTAAATGCCTAGCTAATGACGTAGCTGACAAGCCATAGTTAGTACCATGCCCCGCACGCTTACACATATCTCTAAAACTAAACTGTAAGTAGTAAGGATTCTCAGCTAACTTTCTTTCTTGTACAGGATCACCACTCCAACCCATGTTCTTCCAAACCATTTTGACCACAGTAGTATGCAAGTCTCCGCTCTCACAAGCATTGATATAGTTTTCATCGCCTGTTAGATAAGCAACCACACGTGATTCAGCTTGTTCTAAATCTGCATAGAACATAGTCATACCTTCATCGGGTATAAATATTTCGCGCAGATCTTTTGTTATGTTTTGAAGATTAGTTCCTGTGCCCCAAGGAGCTTCTGAAGATGACCAACGACCTGTTTCTGTACCTGCCACATTATAAGAACAACGTATTCTATTGTCGCCATCCCTATCTGTGTCTAACACACCAAGTTGTTTGTCGATATCACGTAATGCAAGAATAGCATTACAGAAAGGTTTTGCTCGTGGATAATTTTCGCGCATGAATTCAAGCGCTTCACGATCTGTTGAAACTTTTTGCTTACCTTTCTTATAGGACATAACTTTAGGTATGCCTAAGTGTAGGTAAAATAAATTCTGTAATTGTTTAGGTGATGCATGGTTTAGATCTTTACCTGTTGCCGCGTTTGCAAACAAGTTAAGCATGCGTTCTAGTTTAACTCTGGTATCTTTCAAGGGGGCACGCATATTTTTAACTGCGTCTAAGTCCACACGTAATCCTTTTAACATCATAGCCATAGCAGGCTTGATGCTATCTAACTCAAAGTTGTATGTGCCTGTGGTGGTATCGTCTAGATCTGTCTTGATCTTCTGCCAAATCTCTTGGGTGACTGCACAATCTAATGCGCAATAAGTCCAGAGTGTTTGTTCAGAATCTAACTCTATGTTTTGAATGTCTACATTCTTTATTATTTTTGCCATTGCTTTTGTCTCCCATGCTAGTCGTAGTCTCTTTCAATAATCATATCTATGTAGTGTTTAGCTTTTTCTAAATCTTGTTTGCCTCCCTTCAATGCGTGTCTGCATATATACTTTATAGCATTGCCTTCTGCAAACGGTAGTCTGTTTTGATTAGTAAACTGTGCAGGTTGTATTGCAAAACTTTTGTAATGCTCCCCACCTATTTGCTTATCCAAACTAGTGTACTTATTATTGTTGTATTTATATTTGTCTCTAGTATATTTATCCGTAGAGTTCATCTTGTCCTCCTATAATTTCAAAAATTTTCTTTCTTGTATTTTCTGCATGTAAAAACGCATAGTCACAGACTATGATAAAATCTTCTGTCTTTCCTCTCAACCATATCTTTGCTCGTTCTTTGTTAGCTATGCTTTCTCTTGACTTGTTATTAGATAAGAAGTCTGATATCGCTTGGTCAATTACGGATCTCCACAACCGCACTTCACTTTCGATAGTTACTAAATCATTTGGTATATGTAACTCCGAAAAATATGGAGCACGTTTGGACATTGTTACATTTATTCATCTCTCTTTGTGCTCTTTGAAAACTTAGCCATAGTTTTCCAAGCACCCTCGTTTGTATATATCGAACCAAGAAAGCCTAATCCTTTCTGTTGTTCTGGCTGTAGTGCATGTTGCGCATGCATTGTGTCATGTATCTTACCTTTAACATTTATTTTTTGTTTGTATGCTAACCATGACACATCATACGTTTGGTTTTGTGCAACCTTAGTAATCTTTTCGTTTTCTAAAATCTTTTGAACCCAAGCCCATGCTTGTAGTTCTTGCCAAGAATTTTCCCAATAGTTTTGTTTTCTTTTTCTTGTATCTTTAAATGGTACAACTATAGCAACTGAATCAGATGGAGCAAAACCAATACAAGTAATAAAACCTCCGTCAGTTTCAATGTCGAAACTAAGTGGGCAGTCTTCGTTATCAGTGCGTATATATTTTGCCTCAAACTTTTCAAGGTCTTTAAGTGTAGGCTCAATCCACAACTCCCTTTCTTTTATTTTTATATCTGGTGTTTCAGATTCTTGAACTGCTTTCTTAATATCAGAAAGAACCACAGGTCTGAAATCATAGTTCTTTACTACGGCACTAGGACTAAATGTAGGCAACACTTTGGTTCCCCTTGTGAGGTTAGATTTAAGAACGGTTCCCCTGTAAGTACCTATCTTATCTAGTCCTGTTAGTGCCCATAACGCAAGACTTCCCATTGCAATAATTACATTAGGTTTACACGCGTTAAGCTCGTTTTCTAGTCTAGTTAACTCGCCCTCGTATTCCTCTTTTAAAAAACCAAAGCCATTCACAGGGTACTTCGAGCGCCACTTCTTCTCTTTTAAAATTGCAGAGTATGTTTTCTTATTGTGAAAGAAATGTGCAGGGTTCTCCTGTGCTGGCTTCTGAGCGAGAGCGTAAGTGAGCAAACAATTTTCCACATTCAAGTTTAATATCTCACACATCTTGTAAAACATTTTACCCGTACTACCTACCATGATTTGACCAAGACGTTGCTCATCTGTACTTGGAAAGTCAAAGACAAACGCTATCATGGATTGACCATTACTCGGTAGCTGTGGAGCAACTGTTTGCTTGCTCATACTAGAGTATTCTTTTTACTGAGGCTTGTAGAATATCCTTATTCTTACCAACCATTTCGTGTTTAATTAAACCTTTGAAGGTTTTACCAATTGCCATTTCTAGCAACTCACTATATGGTAAGTCATCTACATGACCCATGTCTAGCCCACTTGTAAGGAAAGACTTTAATCCTGTTGCAGGATTCTTAACCTTCAAGGCATTTGGTGTAGCCCAAAACTCCATACGGGTGGGCTCTGCGTTAGACAGTTTGTCATCAGTTAATTCTGAATCAATAACTCCAACTGCTTTGACGTTAAGTCTGATGAGTGGTGTTTGATTTTCACCAACCTCATCTGCTCTGTATGATGTTACAGAGAACTCATAACTACCCTCTGGTAGCACAACCGATTCGGGTGTGTCTTGAGGTGTCATGTTTAAAAAGTCAGCAACATTAGACATTATTTATCTCCTTTCGTATTGCTCTCTTTGAGTTTTGCCTTTGCATTTTTTTGAATAGAATCAAATAGTTTGTTCAAATCTAATTCAATGTTAGGTTCTATTAAAGAAGGCGCTGTAACTTTCAGATCCATTTTATGATCTGACATTGTACGTAGCGTGCGCTCTGTTCCTTTACTAGATGATCTAGTATCTATTCTGCAAACGCAGTTAAAATATCTACCAATCTTAGTTGATAGCTTGGAACCTACAGAGGTGGGATATGCCTTAGACACACCTAGATCACCTTCCATATATTGCATGTGCGTAGTCACTACAACATTACACTTTACTTCATCGCCAGTAATGTATTGTATAATGTTTTGCACATCACGAGCGGCTGCCCCCCATTCGGGTTGGCTAGCTTGTTCCGTAGGTTTCTTGTTATTAAAAACGAGAGCGGCTCTCAAGGCTGCCTCTCCCATTAATGTAAGGGAATCAATTACTAGAACTGTATCGTCTCCCCATTCTTTCACAGGACCTAAGTCTTCCTCTCCGTCTTTCCAATGAGACAGGAGTCTTGCCCCTCTTCGAAACGAATCGGCTTGTCCTAATGAATCTCTTAACGTAACATATGAGACGTTCTTTACTACATCTGGTTTTAAAAACTCTGGCAGTATATCAAGTCCGTCATCATAATCTAGTATACGTAGCTTCTTACCTGCGTTAGCTAAACTCGCTAGAGCAGATGTCTTACCACTACCACTATCTCCACAGAGAAGTAGCTTAGTAACACTTGTAGATTTATGTTTACTTATGTTTGCCATATGTATGGTCTCCTATTATGTGTGTAATTATAAACTAAAAAAATTATTTGTCAAGAAAATATTTTTCTAACATCTCAATTTGCTCTTGATATTTTCCCATTGCATTAAGTTCTTTCTCTATACTTTCAAGAATATCTGTGTGTTCTCCAACACCAACAGCACTATTCATGTATATCAATACATTGCTTTTATGTTTTGCAATTTGACCCTTAGCATGTTTTATCATTGCATCAATTATTACTTCTCTCATTGTTTGCCTCCTTGTATTACCTCTAGTTTCATAGGTTTAGTTTCTTCTAAGTCTGGGTGGTACTCTTGTTTAAAATCATTACCAAAGAATATATTTCTTTGTGACTTTGGATGAGCACATGCCTCTCTGTATCTACAACCCCCGTAGTTTCCACACGAAGTAAAATTTGCGGGATAGTATTGTGAGTTAGCATATACATCTGATATCTCAAGATGATGTAGAGTATCCGCATACCATTCATCTATTAATTCTTTAGATACATTATATACTTGTCGTGCGAAACGACAAAAGTTAGACCCTGTTTGAACTGCATCAATAATGAATCCGTCAACAGGCAATCTTAATACTTCACGACATGCCCATATGTATGCAAACACTTGGTTAGCAGGCATGTATCCATTGAAATAATATTCAGACAAAGAACTCTTTGTAGTCTTTGTATCTACAAGATATAACCTGTCATCTACTGAAACTATCTTGTCTATACGACCACTAAACCTGTGCCCTCTGTCTCCTATAGGTACTTCAAACCTTTGCTCTAATGCTGGTGAGCCGTCTGGCATGGTAGCTAGTTTTAAGTTATCATCCCAGAACTCCTCAGCCTTCCATACAACCGCACGAAGTGCCGCTTCCAAACCTCTAGCATTTTCATCTGCAAGTTTTAAATCCTCACCATAGTCTCTTAACACTAAAGCAACTGCTTTTTTAGTAGCAGTTTGTTTGTTAGCACCCTCATGCCTAGCCTTATCTAGTTCTTCTAATCCAGCATGTACTGCAGAACCAAATCCTGTAGCACTAGAATAGCTAGTAGATTTCCAGCCTTCCAAGACTGATAGTTTATAATATCTAGGACAAGCTAAAAAAGAACTGAGGCTTGAAGTATCCCATATCTTTTGTATAGGTTCTCCATTTTCATCCCATACAAATTTTCTAATTCTTGGTAGTTCTTTCTCACTCATTGTTGTCTCCTTATTTTAATGGTGGAAGTATCAGTTCGGGTCTGTACTTCACATAGTTCTCAATTAAATCTGACGGAACACATTGCAATAGTAAACCTTCTATGTCATCTAGTTCTTTAACAATACTAGCACGTGCGTTTTCACAATTAACTATATCGGGATACAGAAATTTTGATGCCATGTTCACACACGTCCTATCATCAATAGGACCAAGACATAGATAGCCTAATAAAAATACTACAGTTTTCATGTCTCTGATACTAGCATATCAAGTATACTTTTGTCAAATTTTTTCGGTGCTTTTTTTACTGCACTCTTCTTTGATATTCTTTTACCACTTGCTTCTGCCTCTCTTACATTTACTCTTGTGGCTTGTAAGTATTCTACAATCTTATTGATTGCCACATCATCATTAGATAGTTCAACAGAATCTTTCTCTAATAATTCTGTCGGTATCTCTATTGTTTCTGCTTCACTCATATGCCTCCTAATGTTTAGTCTTTGGGTCTGTTTGTTTGTCTTTTAACTTTATAAATATAGAATCTAGTGTATCACCTGTTCGTTCTTGTACTTTCTGCATCTCATCTATCAACGGACCTGCCGTTGTAAAGGTATGTAATACATCAGCTAGTAATCCAAAGCTACCCATTGTACCATACTTTAATAAAGATAGTCTCATTCCTATCTCATACAAAGATGATATCATAACATCTATATCATATTTCTTTGCTACTTTTGTTAATGGGTCTTTTAGATCATCTACACACGACTCAAAGTCTGCTCTGTATTTCTCTTCTCTTGTCATAGTTTGTCTCCTGTCTCTGTATTATACACATCAAGTTCCTGTAAGTCATCTAAGATGTGCATCACTTCTACTCCTTCGTCTACTTCTTTTATTCTTAGTGCATCATATTTATATGGGTCACTCTCTCCCTTCTGCTCTGCTAATTCACGGTATGCTTTTATGTATTGATACATACGCATACGCAAACTAAAAGGTCGCTCATGTTTTATTAAAAACTTAGGTGCTTCTTCGTTGCTTGGATTATCTATTTCTTTTAGAACCTTTTCCAAAGCGACTGAAATATCTGTCCAACGGTAAAGGTTGCCCTTCTGCTTCGTCATTGTTTATCTCCTGTAAATATTCATGGTCGTTGGGATCAAATCGTGGGTCGTTTTCAAACTCCTCCACATCAAAGTTATCGTCATACAAATCTATTGTATCATCTAATAACTGATCGTCACCTGTCACATATTTTTTTGCCATTGCGTATCTATATCTAGTCATTACATACTCCTTTCTAAAATACACCTAACCAATTTAATAATATCATAGTGGCTATTCCGTATGTTGATACCCATAAAGCCACCCCTGTTATAGCATAACAAATGTCCTCGAATAAATTCAAACTTTAGTAGTCCATTCTTTTACATTGTCTACTGTAACTATTCTTTTGTTTGTTAGTATCGAACCACTAGCGGCTTTGGCTGGTGTGTCCTCAACTAAAAACATTTCTGCTACATGTTCTTTACCATCTTCTGTTTTCACTATAGTATTTACTAAATCATATCCTGCGTTTAGTTCCATAGCCCTTACAGATTCGTAAACAACATCATCTTTTATTTCATACAGCTCACCTTTAACTTTATACTTACAAGACTTCTTATCGAAGTGCCTAAATGTTATTGGATAACTGTCAAGAAAATCTTTGATAGTGAAATTACTATCGGTAGTTATTGCCGTGCCTATTCGTTTTTGTTTTTGTAATAGTCCGTGTAGTCTTTCTCCTTTTTTAAGTGTGCCATACACGAACATCAGTCTTTTGTTTTCCATTAGTCTCTCATATTTTCTCGTAGCCAATCCTTTAACTCTGACTTACAGAATAACTCTGCAAGAAAATTACCAAAGGAATTAACTACATGTTCTTCATCTTTATCTTTCATATTGTATTGATAGAAAGCAACATGCATACACTCATGCACTACTAAATTAAATGCATCAGCACCTCCCTCTTCTATCATTTCTTTATCCAGATATATTTTATATGGTGGCTTCTGCACAAACATGCCCTGTGCTTCGCCCATTTCATATATCATTTCGTGAGGGGCACAGATTAACTCCACCCTAAACGGACCAATCGTCACAAACTTAGGAAGTTTTTTACTTTTTGCCATAGTTTTGTATACCATTTATCCTTGTCTTTGTCAAGTAAATTCTCGAATTTTCTCGAATTATTTGCATAGATATGATGCCACACCCACCTCATTTTGCTTTTCTTTTTATTCATTACTCCCCCATGCTCGGTCCATGTGGTATCTTTTTCCACCACTCATTGCTATCGTCTTTGTGTCGGGGTGTACAGTACAACCAACCCAAATCACTTATCTCTTGCTTATTAAATGCCTCGACAAAATGTCGGACACTATAATACATAGGTGCATTTGTGCTTGTACCTGTGCCCTCTTTTAAAAATAAATCTAATTGTTCCTCCGTCACTTTGTCGTTAGGATTCCAATAGGCTATATCCCACACTAACTTTTCTTCAACCTTCATTGTGAACCTCCAACCATTTCATGTATTGCTTATGATCTTCTATTTGTTTCTGTGGAAAAGCATCATAGCATATAGCCATGCGTTCCACTATAAAGTCTTTTGTTTCTTTACTTGATATGTGTTCGTCCATAAATTCATATATACTTTTAGCAAATGAAACACTATCTCTCTGAAACTTTGTCTTGCTTTTCTTCTTCATGTTCTCCTCTCTGTTCTGTTTTAACTTTTATCATATGTTGTGCGTAATCACGCAACACTCTATCTAAATTTTCTAACTCATCAGTTAGTAAATTCATTCTACTATTTAAGATTTCTATCTCATCATTGAGGTCTTTCATTCTCATCTTTATAATGCTACTATTGACAGCCATGTTTCGCCTCCATATTTTTAAACCATTGTGGTTTTCTCGTTCCTTTTTCCCACTTAGCAAAGTATTGTTTGTCGTGGTAATAATATTCTCGGTACGATTCTGTGTAATGATCGCACCATTTGTATGTGTCGGGCATACATCTAGGTGGTTCGGTAAATGCCATGTCCTTACCAAAAGATCTTTGCAAAGTATTGCTTAACGATTCCACTACATCAAGCACTCGCTCTGACTTATGTATCTTGCCGAACCTATGCTGATATTGTCTATTTATTTCTTGACCATGATACATTGCCCACCTAAAATTACCCCAACTTTTATTAACCCAGATGGTCATTGGGTGATTGGGATATGCACTTTTATATACTGGAAACACATCATCTGCCAGATTTTGGATTCGATTCCTGACGGAAGTTGATAACATCTGACAAGTTTCCAATAACATTTTTGGAATATGTTTGTCGCATAACATTCGTGCTGATGTATCTGGTGCAGTATCTAAATGAAATATATTCATGCTACTTTATCCTTTCTTTTTGCTTTGTCTTTTAAGTCAAAGTATTTCATAGCCTCTATAATTTTTATAGTGCCATTGATTGCTTTTGTCTTAAGTTCTTCGTACTCTTTTCTTTGTTGCTCTGTCATTTAGTTTATCTCCAATGTAAGTATATGCCATGTGTAATTCTATATCACGCAGGACAATCTGCTTCTTCATAACAGTATATGCTGAGGTATATCCTACTATCGCCATAGTAATCATCATTCCCAGTAGTATAATATTAGTCAACATTTTCTTTCCTTTCTTTTATTAGTTTGCAATTGTGTTCCCACCACAATCTTGATTCTTCTTCGTATGATTTTCTATCCTCATCAAGTTGTTCTAACATCTTGGTTTCATAATCAGATAGGTTATCTTCGTGTCTTCTTTCTTCTAGTTCCATTAGCCATGCTTTTACTTTACCCATTTGCTTTCTCGCTTTCTTCTTGTATGTATTGCTCTAATATTTTGTTAAAGTATTCTGTTGCTTCGAACCAACCTTGTGATATTAACTCGTCATCAGTTAGTTGATCTTGTTCTTTATACCTATCAAGTGAATCAGATAATTCTGAATTCAATCTGATAAGTTCTGTCTTCAGTTTTTCTATTATCATATTATAATCCTTTCGATAATAAAGTCAAGTTGATATTGTGTCGCATTGGAATAGTGGGTGAGAATCGAACTCACTTGAAAGGATTTGCAATCCTCTGCATAACCAATCTGCCACCACTATATTCGAGAATACACGACATGATCTCGGTATAAATCCGAAGGTCTTTATATAACAGATCTGACCCTTATGTTCCCCTAATATACGATTTAAAATATAATATAATATATTTATATAGTATATAGACGAGCATAGCACTATCGTTTCTGCCAACCCTCGTGTTTATGTCGGAGATATGTCGCATATCTACATCAGCGAGGACTATGTAAGCACATAGTTATTACCATGACTATCCCAATTTCTAACATTTGGACTGTTAAATGTGGGGAGTAGTTGTGGTAGTCTATTTATTGAAGCACTTACATAATTTAAATTGTTAGGTAATCCTAGAAAAGGATTATCTTTTGATAAAGGAAATGGTATCGTGCATCTAGGTAGCACATCAAATGGGTCTTGAACTTGCCCTGTCTCCGAGAAGTTCGGAATACTTTCCTTTGCTTTCTTATATAAATTAGGATATGAACGCCATATGTTAGGTTGTTTCAATACTCTTCTCATCATTTTGTGATGGGGTTCTTCATCTACACATTCTCTTACCCATTGAGTGTATGGTATTCTTTCGCCTAGCATACCCATAGCATAATAACTATCGCTATAATTAATCTTCTGCTTGTATTGATCTACGAACTTCTGAATATTTTCAGCAGTTTTATCTATGAGGCTGAACCTGTGTATGCCTTCGACAATCGCAGGTTTAACTTTGAGCATAACGAACTCTGTATTTTTTAGATATATATTGTTGTTTGAACTACCCATATCATTTATCAAGTGCGTCATCTGATGT